GCCGCTAAAGTTGCTGAAAGCGTGGAAGGAAACTTGTGGCAGGGTAACTACGACGCAGACGGCTCTGGTGCTGGTTCTGCTACCTACACGAGCTTCGACGGTTTGTGTGAAGTCATCAAGGACGCAGCCGCTTCTTTGGGTTACAATGGCACGGCCGCTGGTGCTTTCACCGCTGACGCTGACGGCACGACGGGTATCTTGACGCACTTGGACGACGCTGTCCACAACGCTCCTTCAACGGTGCAGAGCGACAACGGTTCCGTGGTGTACATGAGCCGCAAGTCGTTGTTCTTGCTCCAGCGCGCTATGGCTGGCCTCGGAACTTCTACCGTGTCTCCCGTGTTCGTTGGCTCTGACCGTCCTTTGACCTACTTGGGCTTCAACATCGTGGCCCCCGCAGGTATGCCAAACGACACCATCGTCTTCGCCAACCCCAACCAACTGTACTTCGGCACCGACTTGTTGACCGACCACATCAACGCGAGCATCTTGAACTTGCGCGACGTGACGGGTGACGACGTGACGCGTGTCATCATGCAGTTCTCTGGTGGAGCGCAGATCGTGGACGCTGGTTCCATCTCTGCCGTTCGCCGCACTTCCTAATTGACAACCGAGTGACGGGGGGGCTTCGGCTCCCCCGAACCTCACAAACCCCCTGAATCATGGCTTGTAGCCTCACACTTACTGGTCGCTCGCTCCCATGCCGCGATGCCCTCGGAGGGGTGAAGAAGGTTTGGATTGCCACGTCGTTCAACGCTGACGCTACGGTGTCGTTTGTCGAAGGTATGTGGGATGCCGTTGCCTCGGGTGAAATTCCTGATGCCTCTGCCGCCCTCATTCTCAAGGACTACGTTTCGCCCAAGAACAGCTCCAGCCTCACGCAAACGGTGAACGCTTCCGTCGAAAACGGCACGGTGTTTTACTCGCAAGTTCTCTCTCTCGTATTGAACAAGCCCGTCGCGGCTGACATTACCGAGATTCAAAACTTGGCAAAGGGTCGCCTCGCTATCGTCGTCCAAGACAACAACGACAACTACTTCGTCATGGGCCACACTCGTGGTGTTGAATTGACGGGTGGCACGATTGCTTCTGGTACGGCATTGGGAGACCTCAACGGGTACACCTTGGAGTTCACGGCAGAGGAGGCCATCCCTGCTCCGTTCTTGGACTCTACGGGTGCGAACCTGACCTTCACGACTACCGCATAAGGGCACGACCTTATGACCGCATAACAAGGAGGGGGAGGGCGCAATGCTCTCCCCTTTTTGGTTCAAAGATGATACACCTCACACCCAACTCCGGCACCAACGACATCTACGTCTCGCCCTACCAGAGTCGTAAGTTTCTCGCGTCGTTCACCTACTACCTGCTCGTCCTTGAAAACCAAGCGACGGCGGCCTCTTTTGCGTGTGTGTTGAACTGGTCGGAAGACAACGAACGCTACACCCGCGCAAGCCTTCCCACAAATAACGACGACCCCGTCAACGGCGAGTTGCTTATCACCGAAAGCGGCCTCTACACCTTCAAGATTTGGGGCCAAAACTCCGACACCAACCTCGACCCGACCGACGCGTCGGTGGTAGGCATCTGCGAGGTAGGAGCGTGCAAGGTCAGCGACGAGCCTGCGTGGACAATCCCGTCGGTGTCGATTCCGGACAACGTCATATATTACGAGTGAAATGGAACTACTGAAGCTCAAAGAATACCAAGAACGCTCGTACGCCGAGATTCCCAGCCACGAAGGGTGGGTGCAGTATGGCGACGACAACCTTTTCCCGCAGTACCTCATCGACCTCTACAAGTCGAGCGCGACGCACAACGCCCTCTGCACTTCGATTGCCATGATGATCTTTGGCGACGGTGTACAGGCCAACACGTTGGACGCGCGTCTCAAGATTGAGGAGTGGGGGCTGGACGATGAAATCCGCAAGGCGTGCGTAGACCTGAAGATTCAAGGCGGTTTCGCTTTGGAGGTAGTGTACAGCATCGACCGCACGACCATCTCCAAAGTGCGGCACTGCCCCTTTGAGAACCTCCGCTCCGGAGAGGTCGACGAGGATGAGAAGTGCCATTGGTACTGGTACTCCAAGGACTGGGCGGACAAGCGCGAGGAACCCATCGCGGTCCACGCCTTCGATCCTTCCATGAAGAACGAACACCCGACGCAAATTTTGTACGTCAAGCCGTTCTCTCCCGGTTCCTATTATTACCCGAAGCCTGACTACATCGGAAGTATCGACTACATCGAGCTCGACAAGGAAATCGGCAAGTACCATATCAACAACATCAAGAACGGCCTCGCCCCTTCGTTCACCATTCACTTCAAGAACGGGGTGCCAGCGAGCGAGGAGCGTCGGAAGATTCGCAACGACATCGAACGTCAACTCGCAGGGGCTACCAATGCGGGCAAGTTCATCGTCACCTACTCGGACTCACCCGACCGCAAGCCCGATTTTGAGCCGTTCCCCCTCTCCGATGCTGACAAGCAGTACCAGTTCCTTTCGACGGAAGTTTCGGACAAAATCATGATAGGACACCGCGTGGTGTCTTCTGCCATGTTTGGAGTCAAGACGGCGGGACAGCTTGGCAACACGCAAGAGCTGGAAATCGCTTCGGAACTCTTCGACCGTCAGGTGGTCAAACCATACCAGCGCATCGTTAAGAATGCGGTGGAATCAATCTTGGGAGCTGCCGACGCTGGTGCCATCGTAACCATCAGCGAACCCGAAGCGGTGCAGATTCAAGCCTCGGAGGAGGTGGTAGACCTCAACCTCGCGTGCGATTTCTTGATTGACTTGGGCGAGGATATGAGCGACGAGTGGGAACTCATCGACGCACGAAAGGTCGACTACGACACCGAGGCCGTGCAGGATGCTATGTGGACGTTTGCCACGGTTCCTTCAGGCAAGCCACAAGCCTCCTCGGAGCAAGACAACGAGCTCATCAAGGTACGCTACGCATATATGCCCAAAGTCACGGGTACACCTACGGGTGAGAGCCGCGACTTCTGTGCGCGCATGGTAAGCGCAGGCGACCGCGTATGGCGCAAGGAAGACATCGAAGCCGCGTCACAGCGTGCCGTGAATCCCGGATGGGGGCCAAATGGTGCCGACACCTACGACCTGTTCCTGTACAAGGGGGGCGGGTCGTGCCAGCACTTCTGGGAGCGTCGCACCTACCTCCGCAAGAACAACAAGAAGGTGAGCGTCAACCGCGCCCGACAAATCATTCGCGAGGCTGGTCTCGAACCAATCCCCACGAACGACCGCAAGGTTGCACAGCGTCCCCGCGATATGGCCAACCGTGGCTTCCTTCCTTCCAACAAGGCCGCCCGTAACATCTCAACACCACGCTAATGGCACTACAAGCAGAAGTTCTATTTGTCAACCCTGACTACATCAAGCGCATCACCCAACTCAACGGTGGCGTGGAGGATGCGGTCATGGTTCCGGCCATCATCTTGGCACAGGACAAGTACCTCCAACAATACCTCGGCACAGACCTCCTCAACAAGCTCAAGGCCGACATCAGCGCGGGAACGGTGTCGGGTGCATATGCCACGCTTCTCGACTCGTACGTCCGCAAGGCGACGGTGTGGTGGTCGATGGTCGAGATGCTCCCCAACCTCTACGTCAAACTCGACAACGGGGGCCTCGTTATCCGTACAGCGGAGAACACCCAAGCAATCGGCCCCGACGACCTCCACCGCGAGATTGAGAACGCACGGCAAAACGCGCAGTTCTACACGACGCGCCTCGTTGATTACTTGATGTTCAACTCGAGCTCGTTCCCTGAATACACGAGCAACACCGACGCGGACATGATCCCTGAATACACGGCCTACTACCAGAACGGCATGACCATCTCCATCGGTGCCGATGGGGTCGACCCGGACTTGGGCCGTAAACTGTTACGGACTATTCGATGAGCCGAAAGGACAATATCAACCGACTCAAAAATTGGCTACATGAACAGCGAAGCGTGGATAACTTTGGTACCGTCAATGCTGGCGGCGGTCGGAGTTTGGGTAAACTTGAACAGCGAGGTGGCAAAGCTGAAGGGTCGGGTGTACCGACTCGAGAGTGACCAAGGAGAGCTGAAGACGATGCTCAAGGAGTGCGTCGAAGGTATCCACGAGCTCAAGGTGCTCCTCGCCAAAAAGGGACTCTGATGTACAAATACTTCAAACTCTCCGAGTTCGACAGCCCTGACAGCCCCGGCTCCGGGGAGTTGATGGAGCCCCAAGTGTTGGAGGCGTTGGATGTGGCCCGCGACATTGCGGGCTTCCCTTTTATTATAACGTCGGGGGTACGGACTGTCCAGCACAATAAGTCCGTGAACGGGAGTCGGCAGTCGAGTCACCTGCTGGGGTGGGCTGTGGATATTGCTGTGCCCACTTCCCGCAAGCGGTTCCTCATGATTGAGGCGTTGCTCGATGCGGACTTCACCCGCATAGGTATCGGCAAGGATTTCATCCACGTCGACATGGATCCAAACAAGGAGCCGAATGTGACGTGGGTATATTAAAACGCGCATGGAATTAACCCGCAAAAGCAGGACGGTTCACGCCGTCGATGTCAACCTCCCCAAGCGGGGAGCCTCTGACAACTTCCTCTTCATCTCGGACATCCACTACGACTCCGTCAAGTGTGACCGCTCCCTCCTCCACAGGCACCTCGAAGAGGCGCAGAACTTGGGGGCGGGAGTGTTCATTTTTGGGGACTTGTTCGATTTGATGCAGGGCCGCTTCGATCCCCGTGGCAACTACTCCGAGCTCCGTCCCGAATACAAGTCGTGCATCTATGTCGACGAGGTCATCCAAGACGTAGGCGAGAAGCTGTCGAAGTATGCCGATGTCATCAAGTTCATCTCCAAGGGCAACCACGAGACGAACATCGAGAAGCGCATGATGGTCTCGCCTATTGACAGGGTGGCGCAAATCCTGAACGCGGCGGGCGGCCATGTCGAGGTCGGAGGGTATGCAGGCTGGCTTGTCGTACAACCCCACAGGAACGGCTCAGGACGGCGTAGGTTCAACGTTCACTACCACCATGGATACGGAGGTGGGGCGAAGCGTTCCAAGGGCATCCTTGGGGCTGATATTGACCAGAAGGATTTCCCCGATGCGGACTTCATCCTCCGTGGGCACGATCACCAGAAGTGGCACCTGCCCGTTACCATCGACCGCATCAGCCAGACATACCGCGTGGAGCAGCGCACCGTCCACCACCTACGCCTCGGAAGCTACAAGAAACTCGGGGACAGGTACGCGGGATGGGCGGTGGAGAAGAACTTCGCCACGCCACGCCTTGGAGGATGGTGGGCACGAGTGCAGGAACGCCAAGACGAGTACATATGGGAAGTGCGGGAAGCAACCTGAACCCGTGGGTCAAGGTCATCTCGGCCATCGACATCACGCAAGTATTCAAGACCAAGGGCGACATCCGACGGTGGAGCGCAAAAAGAACCATCGGGGGCGCAGTTGTGCTCGAGGCTCTTTGGCAAATCCATGAATTTGGACTATCTTGGGAGGGCATTGTTTTGGCTGGGGTCGGCGTGACCCCTCTCTGCCTCTCGTTCTTCGAGAAGGAATAGGTGCATTAGTGTTATTTGGTGAAGCCCTC